GGAAGCCAACCTCAAGGGACATCGTATCGGGGGTGTTGAGGTGTCAACTAAGCACGCTGGTTTCATGGTTAATGTCGATCAAGGAACAGCAAAAGACTATGAAGACCTTATTTCAGATGTTATCGTTAAGGTTAAGGAAAATTCAGGTGTTACACTAGAGCCTGAAGTACGTATCATTGGTGACAAATAAAACTAATAAAACCCTATCCCTATATTTGTAGGTGCATTAATGACGCTTGTCGCTGTATTTGGTCTTTCTAGGGCTGCGGCAGGTGGTTTTAGTGAAACGCTAAGCGAAGTATTTTCCACTATCGTACATACAGCCGTTTGGGGTGTTAATAAGATTATTGAGGCTCTTAACTGGTTAATTGCAAAACTCAATAGTGTTGGTGATAAAGTCGCCAAATTCTTTGGTGGCACAGCACAAAGTATCGTCAATACTGCCGGTGATATTATGGGGCAAATCACCTCAGGCTTATCCGGTGGAGGTGGCGACCTTAATGTTGGAGGCGGTGGAGGTGGCGACACTTCTGGCGGTGGCTCCGGTGGCAAAGGCGGTGGAGGTGGTAAAGGTGGCAAGGGTGAAGATCTAGCAAAAGAGGCTAAGCAAATTCACGAAAAAATCTTGCAATCTTTCCTTGAAATGCAAGGCAATCAAGTAGAGTTAATCGAACTTCAATACAAAAAGGAGCGAGAAGAACTTGAAAAATCAAAAACCGCTAATGAAAATTACCACGAGGACTTGAAATTACTTGATGAAGTTTATGCAGAAAAGCGTATCAAGGCGAAACAGGAGGAAATGACAAAACTGCGTGCCATTGAAACTGGTATCCGTGATATGCAACAAGATTTTGCATTTAAAACCGCTAGTAAAGATAGTACAGGTAATGTATCTCCTGCCGTGCAGTTGAAAAATGATTATGAAAATGCCATAGATGAAATTGAGGACCGTTATGCAGAAATGGTCGATAAGTTCATGAAAATGGACAAAATGGAGCAACAACATCATATTGACTTGTTAAAACAACGAGGTATTGAATTCGAGATGAGTGCTGACGGACAAATCTCCTACGAGCAAAGGAAAAACGAGGAGTTGTTAGCACTGCAAGACGAGTATGCTAAAAAGGCTTTACAACAACATACTGATCTAGTTAACGAGAAATATGCCATCGATGAGGCTATGCGTACTCAAAACTTCGAGGCGTTACAAGCTGCATTGAGTGATGAGTATATTGCTGAGCAACAACATTACGACCTCATGAAAGGCTTACTCGAAGAATGGAAACAATCCGTATTCGATGCTCATTGGAATGGACAACAAGTTATGTTTGACGCTGCACAAGCCGGATTGGATAGTTTTCAAAATTCTATTTCAGGGCTTATTCAAGGCACAACAACTCTTATGCAAACGTTCCAAAATCTTGGCAAAGCTATCCTCAAAACTATTGCTGATAGTGTGGCTCAATGGATAGCCGGACAAATTAAACAAGCCGTATTTGGCAAAATGTTGGCAGCTCAACAGGCTGCGACTGGTACTGCTACGGCTAACGCTCAATATCCGGCATGGGCTGCATTAGCACAACAAGTTAGTATGGCGACATTCGGTGCTAGTGCTGCGGCTGGCATGGCTGCGTGGACTGCTAATACTACCGCAGGAGCAGGACTTTCCCTTGCTAATGGTGCAACAAGTTTTGCGTCTTTAGGATCCGCAAAATTAGACTTACCTAAAATGGCAAACGGTGGCGTGGCCTATGGCTCAACTTACGCTGAGATTGGCGAGGGTAAATATAAAGAGGCCGTATTACCTTTAAGCGAAAGCACATACGACGAAATGGGTGCAGGCATAGCACGTGCCGGTGGTGGTGCTACTGGTGGCATTACGTTTAACGTATCCGCCATGGACGCTCATTCGTTTGGCGACTGGTTAGAGAATTCGGCAGGTCGTTCTTTACGACAATTTTTAGTTAATCAAAATAGGGAATTTGTGGCAACGGAGGGTACATGGTAATGGCAGATTTATTGAAATTTCCGGATATTAGAACCCTTGCGTGGAAGTCTACAAAAGCTCAAAAATGGGACACTAAAATCAAACGTACTGGGAGTGGTCGAGTACGAACCATGACAACTTGGCAATATCCTCAATATACCATTACAACAGAATTTGCAGTACTGAGCCCAGAAGAACATAAGCGTCTAATGGGCTTTTATGCATCAGTAAAGGGCGGTACTGTACCGTTCTTATGGTTGGATCCAGAGGACCATGAGGAGAAAGGCGTAAGGCTTGGAACTGGTGCACAATCTGAATGGCAAGCAGTTCGCCTGTATGGTGATTTTAGGGAACCAGTAGCACATATTGAGAACCTAAAATTATACGCTAATGGCACGCAAGTTGATGCCGTATCAGATAAAGGCGTTATAAGATTAGCTGCAGGTGTTAGGGTATCTCCTACCGCTATTATTACTGCTGATTATACATATTATTGGAAAGTCATGTTCAGTGGTGATTATACGGACGAGGCCGTTTTTAAAAACGTATTCAAGTCTAAATCGTTTAAATTGGTTACGGTGAGGTGATTATAAATGAAACAAGTTAGCGAGGCTTTAAGCGTTCATTTAAGCAACTCACAGACATTTGTATCTTGCGACTTGTACGAGTTAAGGCTTAAAAGTGGCATTTCTTACTACTGGGCCGATACTGACATTGATGTTAGCTATGGAGGAAACACATACAAGGGCGATGGGCCAATTATTGTGCGTGAAAAGATTTCTACAACCAGTACGGTTAGCGTTGATAAGTTGAACGTTACAATAACTGCTAATCAGTCCGACCAAATTGGTGGTGTTCCTGTTCTGACTGTTGCTCATAATGGTGGCTTAGACGGTGCTACGTTAAATTTGAGGCGTGCTTTCTTTGACGATAAAGGGAATGTAATCGAATGTATTGATCTGTTCAAGGGTATTTGTGAAGTTAGTCAGGGCGGTGGCTTTGCATTAAAAATAAATGCAAAATCAGTAGTCCAAAGGCTTAATATTGAATATCCAAACAGACGATACTATCCGCAATGTCCTTATTCTGTATATTCCAAAGAGTGTGGCGTTGATATTACCAAATATCGTAAGCGTGTTACTGTTACCGCTGTTATAGGTAATAATAACGTGCAAGTCGATACTTCGTTTGAAAACGGCTTTTATACTGCCGGTGGTATGGAGTGGATAAGCGGACCACTATCAGGGCAAGCAACTCAAATTATGGATAGTGCTACGAACTCAATCGTTTATATGAGTGCTACAAATACAACACCTAATGTAGGCGATGTGGCATATATCTATCCGGGGTGTGATAAAACACCTGCAACTTGCAAGGCTAAGTTCAATAATTTTAGTAGGAACAGGGCAACGCCTTATGTTCCGTTAAAGGAGACGATACGATGAAATTGACAACAGGTGAAATGATTGCCAATGCTGCGAAAAAGTGGATAGGCACACCGTATCAAAACAATACTATGGTTCATGGTGTTGGCGTCGATTGCTCCTATTTATTAGTTGCTGCAGTGGTTGATAGTGGCCTAATGAAACGTAATGGGCTAGAAATAGAAAATTATTCTAACGAATGGCATTTACATCGCTCAGAAGAAAAGTACCTGAAATACGTTCAAAAGGTAGCTGACGAGGTTCCTATTGATGATATTCGTATTGGTGATTTCTTGATATACCAATATGGGCGTTGCATTTCTCACGGGGCCATCTATGTTGGCAATAATTTAGTCGTGCATGCGTTTGTTGATCTAGGCGTTATCTATTCATCTATTGACGATGTATTATTCTATGACGCAAAGGGCAAAAGTCGCTTGCGAGCAGTTTATAGATTTAGGAAAGGGGGTAAATAATGGGTTTTCTATTTAATCGAGGACGGAATACCACCAATCGTGCTGATATAATTTCCGACTTCATGATAAATACCGCCTCTTATGGTGAAGTAGTTCCAGAAGTATTAGGCACTACACGATTAAGTGGCAATATTATTTATTACGATGACTTTACCCCTCATGAACACAAAACCACTACACGAACTGGCAAGGGTGGTGGTTCAAAGCATACTGAAATAACCTACACATATACAGTCGCATGTGCGATTGGCTTATGTGAGGGCCCTATACAGGGTATAGGTAAAGTATGGCGAGATAAGGAAATATACGATTATCCTAATGAAAAGATTGAGCTTACTGCCTATAAAGGCGATTACGGACAAGCTCCGTGGCCTTATGTAATCTCTAAGCATCCGGAAAAGGCATTGCCTTATAGTGGTCTAGCTTATATGGCAGGTGTAGTCGATTTAGGCGAACGAGGAAGTTTACCGCAATACAACTTTGAAATAAAAGGGAAATTGCTAGAAACTGGCGACGGTGTAGACGTTAACCCAGCCGATTATATTGTGCATGTGTTAAAGTCCATAGGCATTGATGATGTTAATATTGACGGCTTAGAACACTATAGGGAATATTGCAAGGCAGCAGATATCCTTATTAGTACGCCACCGGATAGCAGAAGTTCAAAAGCTCAAACTGTAATTAACGATATAGCTGAAATTACAAATAGTTTGGTCTTTTGGTCTACAGACCGGCTTAAAATTGTACCACTAGCCGATAAACCTATAGGCACATGGAGTCCATACAATCAAATTCAATATAACTTAAATGCTGATGATCTTATTCCGGCTAGCGATGGGCAGTTAGTTGTGTATAAGAGAAAGGACAGCTCAGAAAGTTATAATCAAGCGACTGTTGAATTCATTAATCGTGCGAACGGTTATGAGAAAGAGACAGTCGCTTTTGAGATTGTAGCCGATGTGCAAAAGAATGGCTTAAAGCCTGCCTCTAAGAAGTCTGCACATTATCTGTACACTAAGGCGAGGGCTCAATACTATGCTGAACAATTAGCCATGAAACGGCTATATGCTAAAAATCAGTATACGTTCCGTTTAGATTGGGCGTTCTGTAGGTTAGAACCGGGCGACCTTGTTACGCTTACTAACGAATTATGTGGCCTAAATAAACAGATAGTAGTTATAACATCTGTATCTGAGGCAGCAGACGGACAGTTGGAAATAACTGCGGAGGGCAAACCGCCCGGCACGTATGCTCCGGCTAAATACAACGTGCATGAGAACGAGCGACCTTTTATTGATTATAATCAAGCTGCACCAAGCGTAAATGATGTTGCTATATTTCAAACCGTTGGCGATGTAGGTGGCAATCAGATATTCGTTGGGGTTAATGCTCCGAGCGGTTGGGGTGGTTGCTCCGTGTGGGTATCCGATAATGGTGAGAACTATCGACGTATAGGATCTATCACGCAACAAGCTAGAA